TTGAAGCAGATAGTATAGTAACTAAACTGTGGTTAGGAGAGGAGGAAGATGATGATTAAGTTACATCTAGGAAGAAAGACTTTAGCATGTTTAATATTTGAAAATGTTTTTAGAGATGAAGGAACTCCGATTGCTTGTGCTTATGGTGTCAATGTAGAGACTATAGAAATGAACACAAGCTTTGGAACTGAGATAACTTTACAAACTTTAGAAGCTAAGAAGCTGTTAGATTATTTTGAAAAGTTAAAGCCTAGAGTATCTTTAGGTTTAAGAACTCAAATGAAAAATAAAATAGATGATATAATTTTACAACTAACAGAACAAGGAGAACCTATAACATGAATAATATTTTATATGAAAAGATAGAGAATGTATGTGCAAGAGATTTTACTGTGTGTAATTTCTCTTACCCAAAGTTCACAGCTTTTGTGGAAAAAGTTTACAAAGACATGAGTAGCTGGGAGAAGCCTCTTGAACTAACTGAAAGAGATGTAATTCATAGGGTAGAACAACACGTAAGCTACGCTATGAACCTTTCAGTAGATGACGCACACATTGGTACTAACCATGACTAACCCTACCCTTAGAAAGGCTTAGAAAATAATATGATTTTTCTATTGACTAACAAAAATATTAATATATAATGCTTATAAAGTTTAAAAAGATATCATAAATATTTATTATAAATAATTAATATATCTTTAAAAGTTTTATAAATATTATAAAAGGAGATAAGAACTATGACAGAATATAAAGATGAAGTAGCTGAACAAAAAGAATTGTTAGCTGAAGAACAACTTGATAAAGAAGTTGAGTTCATTGAGGTTACTTTTAAAGATGGTAAGTGGCAAAGAGAAATGACAGGTTACAAGAGTGGCAGAAGGGTTATTAAATATAATGACAAAAGAAAAAAGGAGGAAGTGGAATGGAACACGATTTAGAAAAACTATTGAAGGATAAGTTGGAGAGTCAAGGTATATCAAAGGATTGGTTAGATAAACACCTTGAAGTATTAACAGATGATGACAAGGAGGATTGATATGAAATTATTTTTAATTAAAGCATTGATAGTTACAGCAGTAGGTTTGACAATGTACATGGGTGTAATCATGGTAGAGGAAGATGCTAGTAAGAATAGAAATGAGATAGTAACTTTGAACAGGAAAATAAATTCCTTAGAAGATACGTTAGCTGATGTAGAAAAAGAACTTACACACGTTAAAATACTTTACAAGGCTTTGAGAACTACATTCAACAACAGGAGCTTAGACATTGATGCTAAGATAGAACAGAAGATTGAAGACAAGTGGAAGGAAGAGACAGCAACAGGTGGGTTAGGTGTATTGACAGGTGGCTTACCAATACAGGGTGATGCAGATGTTGATTGATACAATAAGTTTAATGTTTATATTAGGGTTTGTATTGTTAGGTACGATAGGAGCTTTGATGATAGTGATAGATAAGGATAAGAAATGATAGATGGTTTCTTAACACCCATGAACAAGGAAGAGTATAAGGTTTGGGAAGATTGGATTATAGAATACAATCATAACAATCCTAAAGACCAAATAGCTTACGAGGTTAATTGGAACGAGGACAATTATAAAGTAAAGTTATTGAACTCAAGGGTTGACACAGAGGGAAAGTAGTAGTATCATAGATACTTATTTCAGGTATGTCCAAAGGTGTAGCCCTCAACTAACCTTCCTGAACCTAAAGACATACGATTTAATCGTGCAAGTTACTGGTCTTGTGCCAACAAAACCAGACTAAGTTTTAAAAGTTTTACAAGGTGTCCGAGCTACTGTAAAAACTTTAGAGGTGGCAACACTTATTAAAGTTGTAGATGATATGGGATAAGAACTAAACCGGAGACCTTCCCTTGTAAAAAGTCAGTCGTTCGGTGACTCTAAAAGATAATGTTCGGGTGCTGGTTATCACCCAAAAGTGACCACTTTAATTTTAAAAGCTGGAGGGCTATATGATATTTAAATTCAAAGAAACAGAATGGGCTTGGCAAGATGATTGTCAAGACAAACAATACTGGGACACTTGGATTCCTAAGAAATCAGATTTAAAAATAGTAAGTAAGTTACCTAGGGCAGAGATGCAAGAGGTAAAGGATGAGCTATGGGAAAGTCTACAATCAGATTTACAATTTACACGTGATAGAAATAATGCAAGAAGAAAGCAGAAAAGACTTGACAAGCAAAATGAAAACTGATAGAATTTTAACACTTAATACTAACCAAAGGAGAAAATAATATGTATGAGTATATAGAAGGGAAAGCTATGTGGGCTAATGTCAGCACACCGAACACTAAGTTCGAGCCACATAAGTACGGAATAGTTGTGTTGACTGATGAAGATACTGCTAATAGATTAGAGGGTATCGGGTTATCAAGAGTTAGGACTAGAGATGGTCAGAACAAATATGATGAACCGGCATTCTCATTCAGTAGGAAAGTAGAGAAGCATGATGGGACTACTAACCCAGCACCTAAGTTAGTCGACACAGACGGCAATGCTTTAGATGTTAGTGTTGGTAATGGTTCTGATGTTACTGTAAAGATTAAACCCTATACAGGAAAGTATGGTACATTCGCTGAGTTAATAGCAGTAAAGGTATCTAATTTAATTGAGTATACTGAACAAGCTTCAGACAACGAGGAATTTTAATATGATTATAACTATTAAGAATGATGAAGGTGAAGCAGTCTATGATGTTTCAAAGATTGAAGACGAGCAGAAGAGAGCAGGTGCTAATGTATCTATCAGTAAGATAGGGACGTTGAATGTTTTGACTGAAGCTTTGAACTATGCTTCACAAGGACATCAAAGTAATCTTGAAGCTGTGCTAAAGGAAAGCCCTGAAGCAGTAGTGGAACAAGAAGAAGAAGTAGTAGCAGTAGACACAGACTCAGAAGAGTCTTAGTTTACATTGAGGGCTAACATGGATAAAACTTGGGACAAACTACACCAACCTTGTCCACTTTGTGATAGCAGTGATGCTGTTGGAATCAACGAAGATGATTCAGCAAAGTGTTTCAGTTGTGGAGAGTTTATGCCTAACTATACTAACGCATGTGGAGGAAAGGATATGCAAACAGCAACGACAACGACAACGATTAAACAACCCGATGTGGTAGATGAGGGACATTTTTCAGCCTTAACAGACAGAAAGATATCTCAAGCTACAGCCACTAAGTACGGTGTTAAAAGTGTACATGACTTACAAGGTAAAATCATTAAGCACTTCTACCCTTACTACAATGGACATGAGCTATCAGCTACCAAGGTTCGTAATGTAAACAACAAAGACTTCTTTGTTACTGGAACTTACAATGACACAGGGTTGTTTGGTCAACAGTTATTTAAGGGTGGCAAGTATGTCACCATAACCGAAGGTGAGTGTGATGCTATGGCAGGGTATGAACTACTCGGCTCTAAGTGGGCAGTAGTATCTATCAAGCGTGGAGCAAACGGTGCAGTTAAAGATATCAAGGAAAGCCTTGAGTTCTTTGATGAGTTTGAGAATGTAATCATTGCATTTGATAACGACAAGGCAGGAAAGGAATCATCAGTTAAGGTTGCTAGACTTTTCAAACCCGGAAAGGCTAAGATACTTACACTACCTAATGGTTTCAAAGACCCTAACGATATGCTACGTTCTAACAGACACAAAGAGTTTGTTGAATGTTGGTGGTCAGCTAAAGTTTATACACCATCCGGTGTTATAAATGTATCTGAACAACGTGATAAGTTTAATAATCGTGAGAGAAAACCTTGCGTCCCTTATCCATACGAAGGACTTAACAAAAAGTTATATGGTATGAGACAAGGAGAACTGATTACTCTTACAGGTGGTACAGGTCTTGGTAAGTCTAGTGTAACTAGAGAATTAGAACATCATCTTATTAAGAACACTACTGATAACGTAGGTATCATAGCCTTGGAAGAAGATTGGAGACGTACCATTGATGGTATCTTATCTATCGAAGCCAACGCTAGGTTATACGTTGATGAAGAACGTGACAAGTTTTCTAAAGAAGAACTGGATAAGATGTTTGATATACTATATGACGGTGAGAACAAGAATAGAGTATGGGTTCATTCACACTTTGGTACGAATGACATTGATGATATCTTTACTAAGCTTCGCTTTATGATTATTGGATGTGATTGCAGGTGGGTGGTCGTTGACCATTTACACATGTTAGTCAGTGCAGTACATGATGGAGATGAGAGACGAGCCATTGATACTATTATGACTAGACTAAGAAGTTTGGTAGAAGAGACAGGTGCAGGAATCATTTTAGTTTCACACTTACGTAGAGTTGATGGTAACAAGGGACATGAGAACGGTGTTGAAGTATCTCTATCACATCTAAGAGGTTCAAATAGTATTGGACAACTTAGTGATTGTGTTATTGCTCTTGAACGTAACCAACAATCAGATGACCCTGAAGAAGCAC